CAGAGCAAGCCCAACAGCAGTTTGCCCCGCTCCAAGGCGCGGCGCAGGGTCTGTTTGGCCTGGGCCAGCAGTACCTAGCGCAGTCGCCGCGACAGGCCGCGCAGCAGTACATGGCGCAACAGCAAGAGTTGTTAGCCCCCAGCCGCGAACGCCAGATGGCGCAACTGCAAAATAAGCTATTCCAGACTGGCCGGGGCGGTTTGGCGGTAGGCGCTACGGGCGCTCGCCCAAGCGGTGCGGCGGGGCTGGGCGCAGCAAGCCCCGAGATGGAAGCCTACTACAACGCGCTCGCCCAGCAAGACGCGCAACTAGCGGCAGGGGCACAGCAAGCAGGCCAGCAACAGACTGCCTTCGGCGCGGGCTTGTTCGGCACGGCTGGCAACCTGCTCACGCAAGGCTACGGCGGGCAGGTAAGCGCCCTGTCACCGTATCAAGCCTATCTGCAAGGTGCTACCGGCCTTGAATCCCTTGGTCAGCAGCCGCTAGAGTTGGGGTCTGCGTTGGGCGGTCGGATTGCTAACCCGTATGGTGGCAGATCGTTGCTAGAGGGTGGTACGGCTGCGGCAGGCGCTCAAGCCAGGGCAGACGCCTACAATCCGTTTGCCACTGCGCTGACGCAAGCCAGCCGGAATCCTGACTTGCAAAGGGGGTTGAGTAACGCCTTTGGCAATAAGCCAGCGGTCAGCGGTTTTGACTATAGGGGCTACGGTGCAGGTACCAATCCGTTTAGCGGCGAATACATGGGTTCTTTGGAGTTCTAATCATGGCAACTGATATCGTTCCAACCCTGTTCGGCGTCACGACAGATTCATACCGGCAGGCGCAGCAAGCCAGGGCCGATGCTCAAGCAATGGAGTATGCCAAGCTAGACCCGTTCCAGCAGGCCAACTACGCCATCGGTCGTGGTGCTTATGGCTTGGCCGGGGCGGTAGGCGGCGCTCTGGGCGGGCAAGACCCGGAGTTGCAGCGTATCTCGATGCGCCAGCAGATCGCGGGGCAGATTGACCCTAATGACCCAGCATCTATTGAGCAGGCTATTGTGGCGTTGTCGCGGGGCAACGACCCGCAAGGCGCGTTCCTGCTGCAAGCCGAGTACCGCAAGATGCAGGAAAGCGGTGCTTTGGTTGGGCAACGTCAGGCAGCGCGGACGGCATCGTTGGCGGACGCTGCTCAAAAACAACGCGACATTGACGAGACTAACCGCCAGCAGGGTATATATGCCCGGCTAAATCCGGCTGCGCCTGCGCCTGTTGATCCAAGCATTACTGACCCAGAAACAGGCACGGTCGCAACGCCAGTCACCCCGCAATCTGCGGCTACGGGCACTGCAATGCTGCCTGCAATGCTGCCGGCTGGTGAATCTGTCCCGGCTGCGCCAGTTCCGGCACAAACCCGCGCTGACATAGAACGGAAGATCGCAGATTTGCGAGAGCGGGAAGGTGTTTTGCTTGGCCTGACAAAAATATCTGGAGCGCAAGCCGAGGCTAAAAAGATAGGCGAGAATATCAAGGTCTTGCAGGCCGGCATCGCGCCGACTGAGCTTGCTCGTTGGGAGGGAGAGATTGCTCAATTTGAAGCAGAAGGTGTCCCGCGTACCGATCCGCGCATTGTTAATCGTTTGTCCAAGATTGCAAAACTTGTTGAAAATGTGCCACCAACAATTGCCGAGTTACAAGCATATAAAGCATTGTCCCCATCCGATAAAGCAGCATTTTTGCAATTGTTGGCATCAAAACGTCCTGCCACAACAATCAATATGCCAAATGAGGGTGAAAGAAAAGCAGCGACCTTGGCTAACAGATTAAACTTTAGCGTTGACCAAATCAATCAAGCAATTGGAATAGACCCAACTGCGGCAATGCCAAATACAAGCACTGAACTTGCAAGATTTTTGACTCGTTCAGAAATGATTACAAATAAAATGACATCAGCAAACCGTCAAATTGTAGAGGGTTCTCAATTAGATATTTTGGACGCTGCCCTAACTCTTGGGACTGGAGCCGCCTATACTCAGGCTCAACTTGAGGGATACCGCAAGTCATATTTCCCACAAGTTAACGACAAGCCAGAAAATGTGGCTGCAAAAAGAGCAAGATTGCAAAACTTATTGAGAAGTGCCGAAATTGCATCTGGCAGGGCAAAAGTTCCAACCCCGATGCCCTCTCCTGGCGCTGATTTATCTTCAATCATTACTGCTCCAGCAACCAAGTAAGGAACGATCATGGGATTGCGAGAAGATCAAATTGCAGAAGCAAGGGCGACGAAAACGCCTGATGGTAAAAGAATTTATTCTGATGAACAGATTGATGCTTATGTCAGGCAGTTAGATTTGCAGCAAACATTCAGCCGCAGTGTCCTGGACCCCAACCAACCAGAGCCACCATCACAGTTGCTACGGCAAGCAGCGCAAGGCATATCGCTTAACACGGCAGATGAAATTGAGGCTTATCTAAGAACGCTTGGCGGCGGTGATAGAGAGGCGGTCTTGCGTGATGTACGCATGAAATTGAAAAACTACCAAGCAGCAAGCCCGATTGCATCAACTGCCGCAGAGATTGCGGGGTCGGTGCCCTTGGCGGTTGTTGGTGGGCCTGCTGCTGGATCAACTCTACTGAGGTCTGCCCTTAAAGTTGGCGCTGTTGGTGCTGGTATGGGTGCCGGCAGTGGCTTTGGCAGGGCCGAGGGCGATGTTGTTGAAAGGCTTGGGCCTGCGGTGGTTGGCGGCGCAACAGGCGCAGTAGCAGCCCCGTTAGCCTTTGGTGGTCTGAAGATTCTCGGCGCTCTTGCTGACCCAGTTCTGGATTTTGCTTCAAGAAAGTTTGGCGACAAGTTTTCACGGTCGGTGGAGACTGAGATCAGGCGCATCACTGAAGCAACCCAAATGACGCCAGATGAGATCGTGCAGCGCGTGGCTAACGGTGAGCCTCTGTCAGAAAATAAGGCGTTGTTAAGCGCAGTGCGATTGCTTTATGCCCAGGGTGGTCAACCCGCCAGCATTTTGCGAGGGTCATTGGGGACTAGGCCAGAGGCTTTGCGTGAGGGTGTAATTGCAGACATTCAACAAACATTAACCGGCAACATCAAAGACCCTAATGTGCTGCGAGGATTTAATGCGTCTGAAGCAGATCGTGTAGCCGTAAGAAATCAACTTTATGAGCAGGCATATAAGTCCGGTGGAATCATTACACCGAAAATGCTGGCTGCTTTCAGAGAGGCACTGAAAAGAGCGCCTGATGCTGCTGAAAATATTAACTCATTGCACTTGGCAAAAACTGGGCAAAAACCATTCTTCAAACTTGATGATGCTGGTGAGATTCAGTTTGTTAGAGCGCCAAACATTCAGGACATGGAAACCGCCAGGAGAGGCATCCAAACAACAATCAACAACAAATTCAAATCAGGCCAAGGTGATGTCGGGACAGAACTAAAGCCCTTTGAAACAGCATTGAGGCAAGAGATTAACAATTCTTCTCAGGCGCTCAAAGATGCCAGAGCTACTGCCGCCAGCAATAAAGTGACAACAGAATCATTTGACGCTGGAAAGAGAGCCTTTGGGAAAAGTCCAGATCAAATTGAGATTGAATTTGAATCTATTGTTGGAAAGGGCGGCGATGCCTTGTCAGCATACAGGGCTGGCGTCATGGATCAACTGCGGTCAAAAATGTCATCTGGTGGCAGAACGAGCATGATGAGCAAGCTGGAAGATGCCAATACAAAAGAGGGTGCAATTTTCAGAATCATTTATCCTCAAGACAAGGTTGATGGAATCCTAAAGCTGGCTGCAACGGCGGCACAGTCTCAACGTGCTGCTGGAAAAGTCATGGGAGGCTCAGACACCTTTGCAATGCAGGCCGAGGCCAAGCAACAGGGCATCAACATTTCTGGTCAAGAAGTTTTGAGTGCTCTTGGCGGAGATAGTTTCAGTGCTGCCAGAATTTTAGGCAAATGGATGCAAAAAAATGCGCCAAATTTGACACCTGAACAAAAGCAAGAAGTTGCCAAAATTTTGATTTCAACTGACAAAGATTTAATCAAAAAAGCATTGATGGATAACTCAAAGTGGGATGAAATACAGCGTAAGGCCAGAGCAATTGGAAGCCGCATTACCCGTACCACACCCGGCCTGTTTAACGTCCCAACGCAAAATCTAAGAGAAATGATCTCGCAATAGGAGTAAATCATGGACTGGCTCAGACAGATTGCACCAACGATTGCCACGGCCCTGGGTGGGCCGCTGGCGGGCATGGCAGTGTCTGCCATCAGCAAAGCCATCGGCGTTGACCCCGATCAAGTGACCGACCTGATCGCCAACAACAAGCTGACCGCCGAGCAGATTGCCCAGGTCAAAATTGCTGAGATTGAGCTGCAAAAGCAGGCGCAGGAGCTTGGCCTGAACTTTGCGAAGCTAGATGTTGAAGATCGCAAGTCAGCGCGGGATATGCAGGCCACTACCCGATCCATGATGCCGCCCCTGCTGGCTGGCGCTGTGACTGTTGGATTTT